TGTCTACTATCGACATCATAACCAATGATATGTTATACACCGTTGTATTACCTCTGAATGCTACATCGTTAAATATAATGTGACACAATGGGTACATGTCTTGCTTTGCATTCGTAATCTTATCCAAACTCCCCTTAGTAACTCGGTTAACTAAAGGGTCAGCAAGTATACTATCATGTAATAAAGTTGATAGGTTATAGTAGTTTTTCATGGGACTTCTTTAATTGATTAACTTCTATTTTAGCTTTTTGTTGTTCGAACGTTAGAAATGTTAGGCACTGATGAAGTCCCAACGCTGTGACTTCGTCAAATCTTCTAATATCTCCTTGAGCGACGTGATAGATTGAGCTATACCATCCCCATTGTTTGCTGAACTGAACATTCTCGCTATACGGGTTTTGTTCTTCATTGTCTCCAAAGAGGACAGAGTACTGCTTATTAACGCGATTCCTAAAGTCCAAAAAAAAACCGATGCTGGTAACACAACGTCCAGCGGTGCGTATCTTAAAACCTCTGAGTAGCTTAAATCACCTTTGTAAGGTTCTATTTCATATTTGCCCTTAACGTCTTTTACAATAGGTCTGTACATAACAGCCAAAGCTTTGTGGATGTTTTGAAAGTCACCAATGTTCGCTTCAATATCGATATATTCACCCCAACTTATTTCCTCAAGATCAGGAATAAATCCAAACTCTACACCATTCAATTTGAATCTATGTTTGAAGGCAGTTTTTTCGTTAAATATTTTATTGAAATGTTGCACCAATTCGATAACGGTCGACGCTTTCATTTTAACAACTTCTTTTAATTCTAAGCCACAAAAGATTTCAATCATTTTTTGAAATACAAACTCTTTATCGTCAGAGTTGTTAAGAGTAAGCATGTACTTTTGGTACCTATCTAAACTAATCTCTGATAGGTTGGAAGGTATTTCAATTTCAATCTTCATAAATATTTTCTATTGTAACATTGTAACCTAACTTTTCAAGTATACCTTCAACAATTGTTTCTGTATCCCTATTTCTAAAATCAAGCTCTTCACCGTTAACCGTTGTAACCATTCCATAATCATAGCAACAACCATCACCACAATAGCTTTCGTATTCTTTAAAAGTTATTTCTACTTTCATCGTTTTATTGGTCTTAACAATTCGTTATCTCACTTGCATTACTTTAGCTTTAACACCTTTCCAATACTTCAAAGTTGCTTCAGCTTTCGCTACCTCGTTGTCTATTGAGTTTATACATAAAAACTTCCATTCGTTCCCATGTTCTTCTTTAAAAGCATCGGCAACCTTAACCGCACTTTCGTTAATCATTTGTCGTAAACTTTTACCTGATTGCATCTAATTCTTTTTTTAATTGTTCAGCTCTATTATTCAAATATTCTATCTCTTCCAATATTACTTCGCTTTTAGTTAGAAATCTTACACCTAACATTTCGCTATCAACATGTGTAAATCCTTTTTCTTTTATAATACTTAAATGAATTATTAATTCGTCAATGTTTTTAACTAAAGTTTTGTATTGATATACATCACCTTCAAAAACATCCCATTTAAATATTGAGTCTTTTTCTCTTAATAACCTACTACCTAATTCCATATTTTCCTTTATTTGGGTTTGCTAACTGATAACTAACTGCATAGCGCAAAGCATCTAATCCATGATTGAACTTATCAATCGGAGTCTCTGATTTCTTTTCTAACCAGCAATAGTTGTTTAATTCTTTTATCAAATCTACGGAATTTTCGTCAATAATTAAGTCATAGTCTTGTAATAAACTTATCCCATATTTTACTGAGTCAGCTCCCTTTATTGTTGGTACAATATTTAAACCTTGTGCCTTTAATTCATTGATCAAACGTGGCTCTGCGTTATCTGCAACTATTAAATCACGCCCCGCAAATTGTCTGTTTAGTTGTGCTAATTGTGACGTGGTTAATCCTGTTTGATAAATGTGTAATCTAACATAAATAATCTTATTAGTCTTATCTATTGACGTTTCAACCAACGTTGATGGGTCTGTACTAAATCCGTAATCCTGACCGAACACCGACCCATTATCCTTGTTGTATGGTCCTATTCTCCAATTGGTAAAGATAACCCCCTCTGCTTTATCCAACCATCCACCAAGTATGGTATGTTTATACTTATCTGGACGACGTTCTTTTATCGTTTTTATTTGATTTAAGAAACTTTCTGATAAGTTTGATATATTATCTTGATACGTTGTATGAATATAGGTCGTATCTCCTTTAATCGTATTGACTCCAGCTTCAACGCCTCTGCTCTCAAAGAACTTTTGATAAATGAAATGTTCTTTTGTCGCAGGGTTAAGAATAAGTATTACCCTGTTTTGTTTTTCTTTATGTCTTATCGAGTAATCTATTTTGTCAAATACATCTTCATCCGTTAACTCTTCTGCTTCATCAAGTACCCATGTAGTAACACCTGCTAATGATTTTAGGTTAGCTGTTTGGGTTCCGCTTGATGTCTTGATACCTTTGAATAATATCTTACTTCCTGTCCTTAAATTAATTATTTCATCCTTTGTAATATGGAAATCTTTATGCTTATCTAATATATCAATCTTATCAATAAACTCAGGTATAATAGAGATGTGAGCAGAAGTAAGTGTATACCGTGTAAATAATATAACATGGTTCGATTCGTAGGTAAGGAGTAGCAATAGTAAATTAATAGAATATGACTTACCACTACCCCGACCACCTGTAATAATGAAATATCTGCTGTCATTTGCAAATGCTTTATATTTCGGATTCAGTACTACCAAAACTAATAATGTCTTTTAGATTCATTGTAGTAACGTTAATATCCTGCTCTACATGTTCTTTAGGTTTACCACAACCATATTCAATTAGAATCTTTGCACTTGCTATCCTATCCGATGGTCTTTTAGCTTCGTCAATCATTATCTCAGCCAATACTCTGAACGCATCTTCAACGTGTGGTTGCGCTAAAGTAAACCCTTTTATCTCGTCGGTTACTTTTTTACGTCCTGAACCCTCTCTTTTACCCCCGTGTGTATTCATTTGAAATCTCTTGATTAGTCAAGTCTACCCTAAAAAAGCTCCCTCATTTTCATATGCGTTGTATACTTGTTTCATTTTACGAAGCATGTCGTTCAAACAAGACGCGCATGAAGTTGGTTGCTCATTCGTTTTAAATACCCTATTGTACACCTCTAAGAATTGCAATTGTTCTGAAGGTCTAACTCTAACTACCATTTTAGGAAGCAAGTAAGTTAGTTGTTTGTGTTCTACTTCGGTTAAGCATTCGGGTGTTTTGTAAGGGAACATTTTGTTAAGTTTCTCTTTACGTTTATCGCATCCGCAATCCTCTCCAGCAATGAAATGAACTACTTTATCAATCCCTGTTGCTTCTGTGAATTTAGCTACTGTATCACCAAATCCCTTTGATACTCTTTTTGCCATATTTTTAATTTTCTTTTACATTTTTTTATTGTGTGAAAAATAGAGGTCAAAGATATCTTTGTTTCCTTTTCAAGTTCACGCATACTTTTTCCACTTCGCAAATATAATAAAAATAATTGTTGGTCGAACCACTCCCAATTTTTTATTTCTGCTTCAACGCTCTGATAGTATAACTCAATTTCGTATGTTTTGTTGTTTTCATCTTCTGATAGGTCAACTAATAAGTCGATGTCGACCATTGAAATCTCACGCTTGCAATAGTCAAAGAAGATGTTACGAAGCATTATCCATATGAAAGACTTTGTTACGACTTGACCTTTTCCGTATTTGTGAAAACGAATGTACATGTCCTGAACGATGTCCTCAGCTTCTGTCTTTGCTCCGAACCGTTTTACGATGCGCACCCATTCGTCGTGATGCTTTGCTATTTCAATTAAATCCATGGGGTTAAAGATAACGAAAAAACCCCTACACCAATTGATGCAAGGGTTTAAAACTAATTATATGATATGCAAATATACAAATTATTCTTTAATAAACGTTCCGTTAATTGTTTTTCCTTTTCGATATTCAATTACCTTAAACGCACGCTTTGCGCAGTCTTCGAGTGAGTAACCCATTTGGTGTGCTAATATAACTAATGTTACATAAGTATCTCCAAGGGCATCTATTGATTCTGTTATATCCTTTTTTAGTATTGCTGAAGATAATTCTCCAAGCTCCTCCATAACCTTAGCAAGTTGTTGGAACTTGTTGTCGGGGTTATCTAAATTACGAGCCTTTGCCCAGTTGATTATCTCTCTTTCCATTCTTTAATTAAATTTTATTCCTTGTGTTCCGCTTATGTTATAAACTATTTGTTTACCGTAAAAATCAATCAAAACTCGATTTCCTTCTTGTTTTATTATTTGAAACCAATCTTTGTAAGTTGGTAAATATACTTTTACTCTTTCCATTCTTTTAAATATAAATCAATTAAAAATTTTGTTTTCTCAAGGTCTTGAACAAAGTTACCTTTCTTTCTGCATCTCACCAGGCGTTTTACCAAATCGAATTCGTATGCGTTCAATCCATGGTCTTCTGCAAACTTATACAAGCTCCCGTTATCATTATTGTAATACGAAGGTGCGTTGTCTGTCACTACTTCAAAATAGTTTTCAATCGTGTCAAATTGTTGCTCTTGTCCTTTGTCGTTAACTATCCACGTGTAACTCTTATCTTGCTTTACAACTTCGTAGACTTTACCATAGGTTACGTTGGCAAAATGTTTTTCAATACATCTCAACTTCATATCTGCTCTATACTATAAATTTCACTTGCTTTGACATAAAAAGTTTTATCTAAAAAACTTGTAAACTCTACCCAACTACCTAAATTAGATTCACTATGTATTCCCAAAACTAACTCTTCTAACCCTGCATTTGTTTTAACTCTCCTGCCTTCTACGTGACCGTAGCTTATATAATACTCATTCATAAATTATACATTTTGCTTATTTCTTCATTAACTCCGTAGTCAATTAGGTATCGTTTACCATTTAGTTCCCCCCAATTTGCTTTATTGTAAAGGTCGCAGTTGTCGATATTAAGCTCTTCAATAGATTCTTTTACATTTGCTATATCGTTGTAGTCCACGTATGGTATAGGGTCGTAACGTTTCATTTTAATGATTCCACGCTTATAACTATACAACTCACCTAACAAATCTAAATGCTTGTACTTTTCCCACACGTTGCGCTCTTGTATACACTGCAAGTACCCACGTAATGATATGGGTACTTTAACAACGTAGTCCTTGAATATGAAAACTATTCTTGTACTAACTTTTATCTTCATAAATCAAACACTTTTAATGACTCTGCAAAGTTACCATTTTCTTTTAATTGTCGTAACATTTCGGCAA